AAAGCGTTTAGGATATCCAATTGTTGATGTGGAATTGCAAGACATTAATTTTTATGCTGCGTTTGAGGAAGCAGTATCAGAATATGGTACTCAGGTCAACATGTACAATGCCCGTGACAACATGATCAATGTGTATGGTTCAAGTACTACCGGCGGCTCACTTACAGGCCAGGCAATTCAGCCTACAATGACCGCATTAACGGATCTGGGACAGGCATATGGTCAGGCAGCAGGTTTAGGAGGAAATTACACATATTATACAGGTTCCATAACAATACAATCAGGTCAACAGATATATGATCTCACAGATTCCAATCTGGTTTCATTTGAGAGCGGCTCACCAGGTGTTGATGCCATTGAAATACGACGTATATATCATGAAGCGCCACCTGCCATTGTGAGATACTTTGATCCATTCATAGGAACTGGCTTAGGATCACAGCAATTGTTAGCAGAATTTGGATATGGAAATTATTCACCTGGCGTATCATTCATGATGATGCCTATCTATTATGATGTGCTCAGATTACAAGCCATTGAATTCAATGATCAGATTAGAAAATCAGCTTTCAGTTTTGAGCTCAGCGGTAACAGAATCAGATTCTTCCCTATACCAAATGGCAGCAACTTCACAAAAGTTCATTTTGACTATTATCTAAAATCAGAAATTAATAATCCATTGAACAACCCAACAGCCGGCGGTGCTAGCGGAGGAAATAGTGGAGGCGGAGGTAATGCAGTATCAGATCTATCTAACATTCCGTATGACAATGTGACATATGCAGATCTGAATGACATTAGCAAACAATGGATTCGTCGATATACATTGGCATGTGCAAAAGAAATGTTAGGTTTTATCAGAGGTAAGTATAGTAGCATACCAATTCCAAATGCAGATATTACTTTGAATGGAGCAGACCTTCTGTCACAAGGCCAGTCTGAAAAAGATTCGCTGATAAACGAATTGACACAGATGTTAGATAGTTTATCACGTCAGGCTCAATTGGAACGAAAAGCAGCGGAAGCGTCGGCACTGTCGTCTCAATTCAATGCAATACCTTTAAAAATTTACATAGGATAAAGCATGGCATTATTTGGATCTGCTCGAGATGCATCTTTGGTACGGCACCTGAACAGGGAACTCATCAATGAACTTATTGACATGGAGATAGGTTTTTATAAACTAAGTCCTCATGATAGCAGAGTTAACATTTATGATGAGACCGAAAATAAAATATATTTTCAGCGACTAGCTATTAATTGTCTTATACGCAAAGATGATAAATCATATGTCGCTGATGAAGTAGGTTATGATCAGACTAGATCTGGAGAATTTGCATTTTATCGAGATGACCTTGTAGATAAAAACATCATAGTTGAAGAAGGTGATATCATAGAGTATGATAATGAATTTTATGAAGTGAATGGTGTCAGTTCTTCTCAATATTTTGGTGGCCGAAATCCAAGTACCGATTTAGGTTATGTACGTAATCAAAGAGGAGAATTTGGTAAATCAATAGCTGTTATAGCAACTGCACATGTTGTGAGACGAAATAGATTAAACATACAGGAAGTTAGATCGGGTATAAATCGATCTTCTGATATACCAAGGAATTTATAATGGCTAAAAAAGAACTACGCAAAAGCATATCAACATTCACTGATAATCCAATTCAACGCAGAGTTGACCAGATTCGTCGAGATGATGACACTGTAAAAACACCTAAGATTACTATTGAGGATATTGATTTTGCCATGATGAGTTACATGCGTGATGTGATACATCCGACGGTGTTAGAAAATGAATCAATAATAGATGTGCCAATCATGTATGCAAACGGAGAAACATTTGCTCAGGTGCAAACCAAAGGATTCATGCGAGATGCCAACGGTAAAATCATGACACCTTTGATCACGTTGACACGTAGTAGTATAACTGAACGTGATACATTGAAGACATTAGGTGTGAATCAGAATCCTGAAGGTAACGATTTTGTGTTCAGAACTAAATATACCAATGTAAATAGATATGATAGATTTTCGACACAAACTAATAAACAACCTCTCAGTGAGTATTATGTAGTACCTGTTCCAGAGTTCATAGATGTGTCATATGAAATGGTGTTATGGACTACATATACAACACAAATGAATTCATTGATTGAACAGATAATGCCTCTTAATGGCTTTGCGTGGGGTACAACATACAAATTTCCAGTGTTCATAGGCGATTATTCTTTTGAGGTTACTAATACAGGGACTGATGATAGATTGGTACGTGCGAGAATACCGTTTACTACCAAAGGTACATTGTTAATGCCATTTGAACTCAGAACTAGCAATGTGCAAAAAAGATATTCAATAAAGACAGTTAAGTTCACAGAGGGCGACGATATAGAAACTGGTTTTATTAACTTGTGATACATATTTATATGAAAATTAGGTTATGGCAGACACAATAAAATTTACAGAAGAAGAAATCAAAAACATTCAGGAAATCAGAGAAGGATTCGATCGTAAAGTAACTGAATTTGGATATGTTTATTTGGAACACAAAACTACCAGAGACAGATTAGAATCAATTGCTATTGAAGAAGAACGCCTCAACAAAGAATATCAGGAATTGTTAGAAAAAGAACAAGAATTAGTAAAACAGCTCAATGAAAAATATGGTACCGGAACAGTCGATCTATCAAATGGTGAATTTAAGCCTGTTGAATAAGGTTTGGGAGTTTCGGTCGATATTTATAAAAAAATAAATCAAAGGAATATATAAATGGCCGAAAAGATTATATCACCCGGTGTTTTTACCAATGAAATTGATCAGTCGTTCTTACCAGCGGCAGTTCAAGCTATTGGTGCAGCAGTTGTAGGTCCTACACAGAAAGGGCCGGCTCTGGTACCAACCAGAGTATCATCATATTCAGAGTATTTAGCAAAATTTGGTGGAGACTTTTCATCAGGTTCTGGCGCATCTGAAGATTCTTACAAGTATTTAACAAATTATTCAGTTCAGGAATATCTGAAGTATGCTGACACATTAACAGTTGTGAGAATTTTGGCAGGTGATTATGGTCCAGCTTCGGCTCAAGTATCATCATCTGGTACTCCGACTGCAGCTCGTGCAGCGTCAGGATCATTCACTCCATTAATAGAACCGAGAGATTTCACTGATGGTGATGAGGAAATTGATACGATCAGATTAAGAGTTACAGATGATCTTAATTATTATTTTACAACTGCGTCTGCTAACGGAGGCCGTCCAGGAGTTAATAACTTTTTATATCATGACACTAATGGTAAATTTTCTGAACTAGTTAAGTTTATCAATAACAGTGCTTCTGCATACTTTTCTGCATCCACAGATGGTACAGATTTGACATTGACAGCAGTACAGGCGGGTACAGTAGGTAATTCATATGCATTTGCTACCGGCTCATTCTTTAATATGATAGCTGAAGTAGCTCCTACCGGAAGTGGTAATCAATTCCTAGGAGGAGGGACAGCTGCTATAGGAAATCCAGCTCAGGCATTCAAATTATATACATTGGCTGACGGTGAAGATCAGAACAGCGTCTCCACAGAAGGGGCAAATGGTTTATTACCATCAGGTTCCAGAAACAACATCAGATGGGAAGTATCAAATGTGAACAATGCCAAAGGTACATTCACATTACTAATTAGAAGAGGTGATGATACTAATCGTAGAAAGACTATATTGGAACAATATAATAATCTTACATTAGATCCTACCACTCCAAATTACATTGCCAGAGCAATTGGAGATCAGGTACAGACACTAAGAGATGCTGGTGGTACAGACCCATTCCTTCAGTTGTCAGGATCTTTCCCGAATCGTTCCAGATACGTGAGAGTAGAAGTACAATCCACGACATACAATTATCTAGATGCCAATGGTGATCTGAGAGATGCTAACTTATCATCTTCATTACCTCAAGCAGGTTCAGGATCATTCTCAGGAGGATCGGATGGTAATGTACAACATCCAAGAGCATTTTATGATGCTATCAGTAACACAAATACTCAAGGATTCAATTTAGGTGTTGGCAGTCAAGGTAAGACATCATATATAGATGCTATCAGATTATTGAAAAATCAAGATGAATATGATATCAATCTTATAACTTTACCTGGACTAGTAGATAACTTCACTAATCACGCTGAAGTTCTTACAGAAGCACTCAACATGTGTGAAAGCAGAGCAGATGCATTCCTAGTATATGATCCAGTAGAATATGGGGCAAGTATATCATCGGCCACTGCAAAAGCAGAAGCTCGTGATACAAATTATGCTTCAGTTTATTGGCCATGGGTAAAAATTCCAGACATCGATCTTGGTAGAAACGTTTGGGTACCAGCTTCCACATTGATTCCATCAGTATATGCATTCAATGACAGAGTTGCAGCCCCATGGTTTGCTCCTGCAGGTTTGAACAGAGGTGGAATTGACATTGCTGTTTTAACTGAGCGTAAATTGACTAAAGCAAACAGAGATACATTGTATGATGCATCAGTTAATCCAATCGCAACCTTCCCTAATACGGGAGTAACAGTATTTGGCCAGAAGACGTTGCAGAAGAAAGCATCAGCTCTAGACAGAGTGAATGTGAGAAGATTGTTAATCGCAGCTAAGAAGTTCATCGCATCGACTACCAAGTTCTTAGTATTTGAACAAAATACGGCAGCGACTCGTAACAGATTCTTAGGTATTGCAAATCCATACTTCGAAGATGTGCAACAGCGTCAAGGTTTATATGCATTCCGAGTTGTAATGGACGAATCGAATAACGGTCCAGATGTAGTTGATCGTAACGAAATGAGAGGTCAGATATTCCTTCAGCCTGCTAAGACTGCGGAATTCATTATAATTGACTTCAACATATTACCAACCGGAGCAGAGTTTCCAGAATAAAATCTGAAAACAGGATATTTATATAAAAGGATATAGAGAATGGCAGAATTATTAGATCCCACCGAGATATTTTATACGGCATATGAGCCTAAAATGTCTAACAGGTTCATCATGTACATTGAGGGT